GGTTAGCAATTTGGGTCAAAATGGACAAACAAGAAATAAAAACGAAATGAGCGTAGTAAGACCCCTCGACATTAGATATTCCTTTTCGGTTGCTACTGAGCCAATTACTTTGGCAGAAGCTAAGGCCTGGATGCAAATAGATTTCTCAGATTGGGATACACTAATCACTAACGAACTTATTCCAGCGGCTAGAAACGAAAGTGAGAAGGCAAGCGGAATGCTTTACGTAGAAAGAAATGTGGTTGTAACAAATAATAAAACTGGACAAAGAATTTATCCAATTGGCCCTTGGGTGGCGGATGTGACAACTGACGAAACAGAAGTAGAAAATTACACCTATACTGCTGGATTTAATAACTCAAATCCTTTGCCTCAAGACCTTCATGTAGCTATGCTAAAAAGGATTGCAACTGATTTTGCATTTAGACAAAACATGATTAGCGTTCAGGAGCAATATGCACAAAAGGCTAGTATTTCAACAGAGTTAAAATATAGAGCAGACTTATTCGTATGATAAATTTTGGCAAGTATGATCAAAAGGTTGAGTTTATAACTTTTTCGCCTGTAACAGACGGAGCTGGCGGAACAATTATAAGTCAATCAACTTCTTTGTCTACGTTTGCATCTGTAAATCAAACAAACGGTGGAAACGCTTTGGAGGCTGGGGAAATGGTTTTGCCAAATACTTATACAATTGCAATTCAACATCGAGTTTCTTTTGTTCCTAGCGAAAATTATCAGGTATATTATCGTAACCGCTATTACAAAATAATTGGCGTTCAATTAGATGACCAACGGCAGCACAAAGAGTACATAATTAAAATGGTTGGAGTATGAGCGTAAAGATAAAAGGATTGGACGCTGCTTTAAAGGACTTAGACAAGCAAGAGCAGATTGTAATTGATGCCGTAAAAGATATTTTGTCAAGTACGGCAACAGATATTGAAATTGAGGCAATTAGAAATGCACCAAATTCATATCAAATTGGAGATGCAACAATTAATTTAAGTTTTATTAAGCAAAAAATTGATAAAAAAGTTTTTGAAAATGGATTACTTTGGAATGTTGGTTTAAGCGTTCCAACAACTGGTGAACAATGGGAGGCTTGGATGGAATTTGGCACAGGATTAAGTGCAAGAGAGATTTTATCAAATCCACAATATTCTCAAGAGGTTCGAACTATTGCTAGGACGTATTATAGAAATGGTAAAGGTCGTATAATTGGGCAGCCTTATTTAATGCCAGCTTTCTTTAGAAATACAGCAAACTTGGTTCAAGAAATCGAAAACGAAATAAATAAGGATTTAAAATGAGAGAAATAGCCACCGACATACGAATTGCCGTAATTAATGCAATCACGCCTCTGACTCTAAGCGGAGTTACTATTCCAATTTACGATACGGAATTACCGCCAACAATTAATCCAGCTAATTATGTTAATTCAGCTGCTTTTGTTCTTATAACAGACCAAAACGAAGCAGAAACAACAAACAATGATTGTTCGATTAGACAAAACGCAACCATTCAAATTAATATCGTTACCAAGTTTCCACAAGGTAGCGGAGGCAAGAAATTATCGGAAAATATTTCAAATGCTATTCAACAAAAAATGACTTTGGATTATTTAACATTACCAGACGATTTGCAAGTAATAAACATTAGAAAGAACTTTAGCAGAACTCAAATTGAGCAAGGAAGTAGCCAAATAGCTTACCAAAAAATATTATCCTACACATTGGATATTTTCTTCGTGTCTTGATAATTAAAATTTTATGTATATTTGTTAAAACGAATAAGCAATGGCAACATATCAATTAGGCAATTTCTTTACTTTCGAGTGGAACTCTCTTCCTGTCGTTTGTAAAACTTCCGCTTCAGTTTCCATCTCCAACGAATCTGTAACCGTTAGAAACGATTGCACCGGAGACTATGGAGTTAGACTTGAAGGCGGAGACAAATCAGGTTCTTTCTCTTTCTCAGGAGACCTAGATTTTGCATCTACTGGAGTATCTAACCTTTCAGCTTTTGACTTGATGGAAGACATCGGAAAAGTATTTGAATTGGTTTTTGGAGGTACTGACTCAGGAGATAAAATCATTACAGTTGATGCTCAGTTAAACTCAATTGAAATTACCGCTGAAAGAAACTCTCAAGTTTCATTCTCAGGAACTTTCGACTTTGCTGGCGCTCCTGTTATTAGCGTAATACCAACCTAAACAAAATATATGGCTAAGTACCATTCAGCTCCTTTTAAAGAAGGAGAGATTTTCTTTTACCCAAATCTTGGGTCTTTGGCAAACTTTGAAGATTCTACAGGACTAGGAATTGGAGAAGCTTTTACAGGAAGTTCAATACCTAAGCTAGATTACATTTACGCTTTACTACATGAATGCCACAAAGTTGCTTGCTTGCGTAAGTCAACAAATTCAGTAAGCTTAGACGAGTTAAAAGTTTGGATTGAGGGCAAGGATGTAATGAAATTGTTTAACAATGTTTTATCCGACTTACTTTTAGAGTTAGGCGTTGGCGAAAGCCAAGAAAAAAAAACATAAGTGAAGACGAAAGCGAGGATTATTCAGCTCGCGAAAATTTAATGCTGCTCGTAGGTAGGACAAAACTCCCTTATGAGCAGCTTTTTTGTTTAAGTAGGAAAGAGTTAAAGGCATTGATAAAAGGACACGAGATTGACCAAAAAGACATGGTTGAGGCAATGAGAACTCATGCAATAATAGGATTACAACCACATTTAAAGAAAGGAGCTAATTTAGACCCTTTAAAACTTTGGCCATTGCCTTGGGATAACTTTGGCAAGCCATTGGAGACAACACCGCAAGACTTTGCTAAAGCAAAGAAATTGTTGGAAATTGCAAGTAAACTAGAAAGAAATGGCAAATCCAAGAATAGACGTTGAAATTGGAGCGGTAATTGATGGGCTTAAAAAAGGCTTTGGACAATCAATTGGAATTATTGGAGCCCTTGAAAAGCAAGCTTTAGATTTAGATAAGGCTTTAAGAGCTGCAACTGATTTGCCAGAGATTGCTAACTTAAACGTAAAGCTTGCTCAAACTCAAGCAGCAATAAGTAAATTAAAAAGCACTGGAATTGAGCCTTTAACTAAAGCTACAAGAAGTTACAACGCTGTTGGAGTAGACTTTGCAAGAATTATTCAAGATGCTCCTTTTGGAATTATTGGTGTTGGTAACAACATTCAACAACTAGCTTTCTCTTTTCAAGAATTAAGGAATACAAGTACTTCAACAGGAGCTGCTCTTAAACAGGCTTTTTTACAAATAATTTCTCCTGGAAATGCTTTATTTTTAGTAGTTTCTTTAATTACTACCGCATTAACTGCCTATCAAATGGGGGTTTTTGATTCAAAAGAAGAGACAAAGGATTTAGAAAAAGAAACCCAAACTTTTGACCAAACTTTAAGAAAGGTAATAGATTCTTTAGGTGCAGTTCAGCAAGCTAGATTAGCAGGATCTAAAGGAACAGCAAATGAATTAGTACAATTAGATTTATTAAATAAGGCTTTAAACGATACAAATCAACCTCAATCAACAAGAATTGCGGCATATAAAAAGCTAAAAGAGGAGTATCCTACTATTTTAAGTAATATTACTCAAGAAAAAGCTTTGGCAAATGGTCTTGGAGATGCTTATCTAAAAGTGGTTAGTGCAATTACACAAAGAGCAGCTGCAATTGCAATTGAGGAAAAGTTAGTTGATTTAGCTAAAGAAAGATTTGAAATAATTCAAAAAGAGCAAAATGAGGTAAGTTTACAAAACAATTTATTAAAGCAAAGAGAAGATTTATTAGGAAAAATATCAGAAAGAGGAATCCAAATTAATAAAAATGGAACAACTCTAGCGCAAATTTTTGGAGACAGAACAGTTGATTTCGCTTTAGTTGATTTAGGAGATGCAATTATAAACGTAAATAAGGAATTAAATTTACTAGGAAATGTTGTTGCACCTAAAACTCAAAGTGAGTTAGTTAAAAATAATACGGCTACAAGCCAATTGAAAGATGAGTTTTTTAATCTTAATTTGGAATTAACTGACTTTTTTCAACTATCAGAGAAAAGCAGCGAATCAAGTAATAAACTAAAAAGAAGTTTTGAAGAAATACAAAATATTGATTTGAAGCTCCCTACAGTTTCATTTGATCCAATTCTTCCAGATAGAAATAAATTTGAACTACCAGAGGCTAATTTAGAAAACATTCAAAGCCAAATTCAAGCTCTTGATGCTTTAAATCTAGCATTAAAAGGAAGTGGAATAGGTGTTGAGCAATTTTACGCGGCAATTGCAAACGGTGCTGCTGAAGGATTTACTTCATTAGATTCATTTATTGGCAGATTGTCAGAAACTCAAGCTTTTGTTAATGAAACATTTGCTATTTTAGAACAAGGCGCAGAAAATACACTTGGTGACATGGCTTTCGCAATTGGTGACGCTTTGGCAAGTGGTGGCAACGTAATTAAAGCAGCTGGAGGTGCATTGCTTGGAGGATTAGCTGGTATTTTAAATCAACTAGGACAATTAGCCATTGCAACTGGTCTTGCAGTTGAAGGTATAAAAAAGGCTTTGACAAGTCTTAATCCAGCTGTAGCAATTGCTGCTGGTGTAGCTTTAGTTGCATTGGCTGGTTTTGTATCAAATAAAGCTAAAAGTTTGGGAAGTAGTTCAAGAGGAGGAGGAGGAGGTGGTGGTGGATCATCTGTTGGAACCTCAGGTGTTGGCGGAGGAACTTCTTTTGCTGGAGGTGGACAAGGAGGCTTATTCGCTCAAAACAGAGATGTAAGCGGCGAGTTTGTAGTAAAAGGCAATGATTTGGTTTATGTTTTAGGACAGGCAAACAATAAGATAAATAAAGGCTAATGGCTAACGATTATAGATTACTCCTTGCAGTTCGAGAAGGTCTTGGCACGATTACGGTTAACGGGGTTACTCCTTTAGAATTCTATACCGAAGGCGATGTATTGACAATTGCAGTTGCGCCAGGCTCTGGTTATCATACCGCAATGTGGTATACTTCGCCAGGCAATACTTTCTTGTCTTCTAGTTTGTCGTTTAGCTACACGATGCCTAGTGAGGATGTTAAAGCCTATGTTGTTTTAACAGGCCAAAACGCGCCTGTAAATGACTACGGTCTAAAATATGAGGGGGGGTATGCTACAAACTACGGAGGCAATGTTTGGAACTTGCAAATTTTCAGAACTGGCTATTCAGGAGCGGTTACACCTTTGCTGATTAACGATATTACATACAATTGGGGTAATACTGGAAACGACCCATTAGAGACAATTATTGGCTCCTCGGTTGACTTTACAATTGCTGGCGAGACTGGAGATTTTAACGAGTTTCTTGTTGGTGGCAATCGGACTTGGAGAGTTGCGTTAAATCAAGTTAGCGCAAACAACGATATTACTGATTGGCAAGCCGCTTCTCCAACTGGAGGTTTTAGAGGCATGGCTTATGGAAATGGGTTTTTTGTTGGTGTTTTTGCAAATGTGCAATATTCTTCGGATGGAATTACTTGGACAAGTGGCGGTTATTTAGGTGCTGAACACGTTACTTATGGAAATGGTCAATTTGTAGCCATTGGTTTTGTAATTGCTTCAGGAGTTCCAACATCATATATTAATACCTCACCAGATGGAATAACATGGACAAGCAGAACTCCTAGTGAGGTAATGACTTTTCAAGATATTTCATTTGGAAATGGATTATATGTTGCGGTTGCTAGTACTGGAACTAATCGTATAATGACATCACCAAATGGAATTACTTGGACATCAAGAACAACAAGTATAAATCCATCATTTAGCGGTGTTGCTTATGGTAATGGAATTTGGGTCGCGGTTTGTAGCGCATCTTCAGGAGGGACAACTTTTACTTCTTATGACGGTTTAAATTGGGATGAGCAAGCAACAGTTTTTAACTCTACGACAATTTTTTTTGCAGATGGTAAATTTACTACTGGCTCAAGATATTCAGTTGATGGATTAACTTGGATAAGTAATTCAATACCATTTTCTCCAGAGTCAATAGCTTATGGAAACGGATATTTTGTTGCAACTAGAAGTAGTGGAACTAACCGAATAGCTTACTCTACAAACGCAATAAATTGGACTGCAATACCAGCGGCTTCAGTTGCTACTTTTGAATCGATTGCGTTTGGAAATAATACCTTTGTAATTGGAGCAACAAGTGGAACAAGTAAAATTAATTACTTAGAATTTGAAGGCATACAATCTTTCTTTAGCGGCTACATAGCGCCTGACTTTATTACCTCTCCATATAAGAGTGGGCCAAAGCTTTTCTCTTTTACTGCGGTTGATGGATTAAAAGGATTTGATTCTATACGCTCAAATTTTACCTCTTGGCCTGACCCTAGAACACAGGCTTTGTCTGGAGTTGTTGGCGCTTTGAATCAATCATTTGTAGATCAAAGACCTGTCTTTATTGGTTGCGAAGTACACGAGGCTAGAATGGATTATGACGAAAGCGTTTTCCGTCAATTTAACGTGCCACAAAACGCAATCTTTACCGATGGACTAGACGCTAAATTTAGCAACGGCGTAAGGATTGAAAACGAGCAATTGTATTTAAAAGATACGATTGAGAGAATGGTTAACCCTTTCCTTTGCCGAGTTTTTTTGTGGAAAAATCAATTTTATGTTGTGAGATTGACCGAGTTAGGCAAGTTATCTTATAAAATGTACGAATTCTTGCCCGACCTAAGTTTAACGGCAACAACTACAATTGTTAACGGCGATGATCTAAATGCGGATATTAACTCTCCGGAAGAAACTGCTAGAAGAGTATTTACAGAATTTAACTCTTATCTAAATCTTGGAGTATTAGACCCAAATAGCCAAGGCGGAATATTTGACGCTAAGTTTGCGATTGAGGAGTGGAATTTAAACGGAGTAGGCTCTACTTATAACGGAATTTATCAACTAAAGCTTTGGGATTATCACAAGGCAATCCCAAGTAACCAGCCATCAAGCGTTCCAAGTGGAAGTACGGCATTGGTGCAGTACGTATCTGGAGGGGGGGAGTATGTGCAAATATGGACAACAACCACAACGGATGGAATAGATGATCCTGAATTATCTTGGATTAGAGCAAGCACGAATACAACTGGAGGAGCCATTACAATTGCAGAAGAGACGGCTAATACTATTTCTTTGACCTTTCAATACATGGTAGAAAGAGTAAGCACGAGTTATGCGGTTACTCCAGCGGCTCATGCCGTTGGATTAATGATTAAAATTGGCAACCAATACTTGTCAAGAAGCGGAGCAACAACCTTTGCTTGGACTGGCACAAGTACGGTCATGGAGTTCGCGGTTACGGCTGGCTCTGTTTGGAATAGCATTGCAATAAATAACGTTTTAGTCCCAGTTGACGGCGAGGTTGAGATTCGATTGCATCAACTAATTTGCAACGGAGGAACGGCTAACAGATACGTTGTAAGGTATGAAAATCTCTCTTTAAAGATTGAGAAAACGGATGGCTTATCTTTGTCTAAGCTAGGAGTTAAAGCCGTTACTGGCTCACCTTATGCAAACGTGCATCCC